TCAGAGGAAGAAGAATAATGAAACCAATAACATATAGATTTAAATCAGCATCGGATGCTAAGAAATTTGTGTCGGCTATTACTGTTGCAGGAATTAATCAAAGGAATATTAGAGCAATCAATAAACCCGGAGGTAAAACTGTATCGATAGCAGGAGTCAAAGACAAAGAAATGGTCACTATGATAGGTTTTCTAGCAAAAGAAATGAAAGCAATAAAGGAAGAAACTACAATGAATGACATCATATCATCAATACAAGAAGCACTAGAAAGTGAAAATGGTGTAAATTTTGAGCCCAAAGACGGAACAAATATACATATAACACAAGAAGATGCAACTAATCTCACTTCTGTGCATGATACTCTAATCGAGGAAAATCAAAAGAAGATGAGAGCATTATTAGAAGAATCCGAGGAAGACTATACAAAAGTATTAGACTTCTGTAATAATCAATTTGACGAATAAGGGTAGTAAAAATGACAACAGAAAACATCATCAAAGACCTACTAGACGGAAACATTTCGGATGCGAAAGAAGCAACCGAAAACCTTTTATACGCTAAAGTAAATGAAATGCTTAATGGTATAAAAGAAGATGTAACTGATTCTGTATATGGTATGTGTGAAGCAAAGAAAAAGAAAGATGATGACGAAGACGAAGACGAAGAAGAAACCAAATACGCCAAGGATAGTGATGCAGAAAATGATTCAGAAGATGATTCTGGTGAAACACTTGACGCTGTAGGTGACGCAGATAGTGATGTTGATAATGACGGCGATTCTGATGAGTCTGATGCATATCTAAAAAACCGAAGAAAGGTTCGGAAAGAAATTAAAAAAGATGAGGAAGAAATTGACGAATACGCAGAAGAACAGCCTACAAGTGCCGCTGATGCTCGCAGGCCAGGTATCGGTAGCCAACTGAAATATAACAAACTTCGCAAAAGTAAAAAGGCCAAAGCATGAAACTAATTACTGAAATGACAGAAGATGTACAACTTCTTATTGAAGAAGATAAGAGTACTGGTGTAAAAAATCACTACATTCAGGGTGTCTTTATGCAAGCAGAGCAAAAGAATCGTAATGGTAGAATATATCCTCTAGATATTATGAGTAATGAAGTAGAACGATATAATACAGATTTAGTATCTCGTAATCGTGCAATGGGTGAACTAAACCACCCTCAAGGTCCTACTGTGAATCTTGACCGTGTTTCTCACATGATTAAAGACCTGAAATGCGAAGGTAATGATGTTATAGGTAAAGCAAAACTTCTTGATACTCCTATGGGTAATATCGCAAAGAACCTAGTCAATGAAGGTGCCCAACTTGGTGTTTCCTCTAGAGGTATGGGTTCACTCGAAGAAAAGAATGGTGTAAACTATGTAAAAGACGATTTCATGCTTTCCGCAGTAGACATCGTTGCAGACCCATCTGCGCCTGGTGCATTTGTAAATGGTATCATGGAAGGTAAAGAGTGGATTTGGGATAATGGTGTTATTAAAGAAAAAGTAATTAATGAATATTGTAAAATGATTGAAAAGGCATCTTCTAGAGAATTAGAAGAAAAAGCCATTTTTGCATTTAAAGATTTCATGTCGAAACTATAAGGAGTATACGATGGAAAAATCTATATTACAACTTTCAAAAGAAGCACTGGTTGAAGATTTACCATCAGTTCCTCATTTGGAGAAAAAGCCAAAACCAGAAGCAAAACCAAAACCAAAACCAAAAAAGAAAGAAGGTACTGCTGGTAGAATAGGTCCAGAAAACCTTCCAGACAAGAAAAAGAAAACAACTGTAGGTCCAAAGACATCAGACCGAATTACTTCAGCAGTATCAGCACATGTGTCTAGGAATAAAGATACCTACAAGAAAATTGGCAGTTCCATCAAAGACACTGCAATCGAAAAGGCAAAAGAAGTCGGAAAGGCTTGGGTAGGTAAAATTGGGGATAAATTAAAACCAAAAGATTAAATTATCTATCAAAAGGTCGGTAGAATAATTAAAAAATATATATAAGTAGATAGTTTAAATAAACAAGACTACAACAAGGAGTTAAGTAAACATGTCCGAAACAGAATATTATACAACAGAATTATCAGAGGCAGGGAAGAAACCTGAAACTCCCACCCTTGATACATCAAGTGAAGAAGACCCAAAACTCTATCAGGACGCTGAAGGCGGTCATGCTAAAATCGACACAGATAAAGGTACTTCTCAAGGTGGCAATGAGTTAAAAGGTAAAGCAAAAGCATCAGCAAAAATTGAAAAGCCTGTGGCAAGTGGTTCTTCTCAAGAGAGAATGGAACAACACTTGACTGCACTCTTTGATGGTGAAAACCTTTCTGAAGAATTTCAAGGTAAGGCTGCCACAATCTTTGAGGCTGCAATTAACGAACGAGTTGGTGCATTTGAAGATGTTATTATTGAACAATATCAATCACACCTTACAGAATCTATTGAAGAAACAACTAAAGACCTAATAGAAAAATTAGATGACTACTTGGGTTATGTTGTAGAGCAATGGATGGAAGAAAATGCACTTTCTGTAGAAAATGGCATCCGAACAGATATTGCAGAAAACTTTATCTCTGGTTTGAAAACATTGTTTGAAGATTCATACATTGATATACCAGACGAAAAGTATGATATTATTGGCGATATTACAGATGTAAACGAGGAACTGGAGGGGAATTTAAACCTAGCATTAGAAGAAAACATTGAACTTCGCAAAGAAATCATTGCACATCGATGTGGTGAGGTTTTTGCTGAAGAAACAGATGGTTTGACTGATGTAGAAGTTGATAAACTTGCTACACTTTCTGAAGGTATTGAATTTGAAGATGAAAATCAATATCGAGAAAAGATTAATGTACTTAGAGAAAGTTACTTCACAAATGTCCCTTCGACAACACAAGAATTAGTTGAGAGCGCCGGTGCAAGCGAACTCACCCCAGAAGCAGGAAGTCCAATGGACATCTACATGAACTCAATTCACAGACACAGTAAAGCAGATAAAACATCTTAAAATCAAGATTTTTATATATAAGAAAGTAAATGAAACTAACAAGGAGAATCTATAATGGATTTTAATAAACAAAACAGCACAGCAGATGTACTTGCTGAGAAATGGGCTCCAGTGCTGGAGCATCCCGATTTGCCAAATATTAACGACAATTACAAACAAAAAGTAACTGCCGTTCTTTTGGAAAATCAAGAACAAGCATTACGAGAGCAAGCACTTACAGAAGCACCTCAAAACGCAATGGGTGGTGGTGGTTTCACCGTTACTCAAGCCGCACAAGCAGGTTCTTCAAACCTCGCAGGTTATGACCCAATCCTAATCAGTTTGGTCCGTCGTGCAATGCCAAACCTACTTGCGTATGACCTTATTGGTGTTCAACCAATGTCAGCACCAACAGGTTTGATTTTTGCAATGCGTTCCAAGTATGACTCACAAGATGGTGCAGAAGCATTGTATCAAGAAGCATTCTCGAAATTCTCTGGTGCAGGTAACACTTCAGTTGGTGGTGCAACACTTTCAACAGGTGGTATCAATCCAACAAGTGCCGCACTAACAGGTTTCCGTGCATTGCTAACAGCAAGTGCTGAAGGCCTTGGTAGTTCAACTACATTCCGAGAAATGGCATTCAGCATCGAACGAGTTGCTGTAGAAGCCAGAACTCGTGCATTGAAAGCAGAATACACCACTGAACTTGCTCAAGACTTGAAAGCAGTTCATGGTTTAGATGCAGAAAGTGAACTTGCTAATATTCTTAGCACAGAAATCCTTTCCGAAATCAACCGAGAAGTTATTCGTAGCATCTATGTAACTGCTAAAGATGGTGCCCAACATGTCGATTTAAATGGCTACGGTGGTGGTGGTGGTACTTATGACCTCAATGTTGACTCTGATGGACGATGGAGTGCAGAACGATTCCGTGGTTTGATGTTCCAATTGGAACGAGAAGCCAATGTAATCTCAAAGCAAACTCGTAGAGGTAAAGGTAACTTCATTGTCTGCTCCTCAGATGTTGCTTCCGCACTCGCAATGGGTGGTTGGTTGCAACTATCGCCAGCACTCAACACCAATCTTGATGTTGATGATACTGGTAACACCTTTGTAGGTACACTCAATGGTAAGATGAAAGTTTACATCGACCCATACAGTGCAACAACAACTGGTGGTAGTGATGTTAACTTCGCATGTGTTGGTTACAGAGGTAGCAACCCATACGATGCTGGACTGTTCTACTGTCCATACGTTCCACTACAAATGGTTCGTGCCGTTGGGGAAAATACCTTCCAACCAAAAATCGGGTTCAAGACTCGATACGGTATGGTAGCAAATCCATTCGCACATGATGACGGTTCTGCCGTAATGTCAAGTGGTGAATTAGTTGCAAGTAAGAATGTTTACTACAGACTCTTTGCAATCACTAACCTACATGGTAACACTAGTGGTTCATCATAAACCTTAAATTAATGTAGAGTAATCTACGCAACAGAGATTGGGGAGTCCTTCGGGACTCCCTTATCTTTTATACATATAGTAGGAGAAGTTTATGCCATATTCAAATCCAAATGCACAGGGAACTACTGGTGGATACACTGGTCCTGGAATACCCGATGTCACTAGGGTTTATAATCCTAGGCAGCCTGCTACAAACAATTATCTTTCTACCAATTACTTTAGATTAGAGGTTACAAGACTTCCCACTGTGACATATTTCTGCCAAAGTGTGAGTCTGCCTGCATTGACTTTAACACCTGTTGAACAGCCTACTTCTTTGGGATTAAATCCAAAATTTATAGGTGGTAAATATACATTTGATGACTTGACTGTTAATTTTATAGTAGATGAAAATATGCTTAATTGGTTAGAAGTTTTCAATTGGATGAAAGATATTGGCACTATGGAAAAACTCGACAATCCTATAGACAGAAAACAAACTATGGAATTCTTTTCTGATATCCTTCTTGTAGTTACCAACAGTGTATATAAGCCAAAATATTACATAAGATTTAAAGATTCATTTCCTATAGCACTTACTGGTATAGATTTCAATTCGGCATCAACAGATACTGAACCTGTAATGGCTTCCGTAACATTCACATACACATCATATAGTGTTACGGCTCTTTAATTGCTCTTGACTTTACCGTTTTTTATGTTATAATAATTCTGGAGATTTATTATGAACATGGAAGAATTAAGACTGATGGTTAAGAGTGATTTGGTTATGGATAAAACTGAATTAGATATAGAATCCATGAAAACGCCACAAATACATAACAAATATCTTGTAATGTATAGTGATGAAAAATTAATATTAGGCAAACTCGAATCGGATTTAAACATTCTTAAAAGGGACAAATGGCTGTATTATACAGGAAAAATGAGTCCAGAACAACTAGAGGATAGAGGATGGGATACCTTTGACTTAAATATTCTGAAAACAGACATAGATAAGTTTTTGAGTGCTGACGAAGATTTAATTAGATTGGCGAATCGAATACTTTTTCAGAAAGAAAAGGTAAACTATCTTGAAAATGTGATTAAAATTATCAACAATAGACAATGGAATATTCGTGCAGCCATTGATTGGTTAAAATTCACTAATGGCTCATGAGTGATTTAGATATACAACATATAGATTCTGTTCATATCAAAATTAGATGTGAAAGGTCGATTGCAAAAGAACTAAGTGATTTTTTCACTTTCACTGTCCCTAATTATCAATATACCCCTGCATATAAAAATAAAATATGGGATGGTCAAATTAGACTTTATAGTGTTCACACACAATTATTATATTCTGGGTTGCTTGATTATGTTTATAAATTTGCACAGGAAAGAAAATATACAGTCGAAACTGATATAGAAAACCCACAAATTGCTATACCACATAAAGATGTAAATTCTTATATTCTAGATAAGATAAAGCCAACGGTAAATGGAAAAGAAATACAACCACACGACCATCAAATAGATGCCATTACTCATGCAATAAACAAAGAACGATGTCTTCTTCTTTCTCCAACTGGAAGTGGTAAATCTTTAATAATTTACAGCCTTGTCAGGTATTATGAATCTATTTTACCAAAAGATAAAAAAATACTAATTATCGTGCCAACAACAGGATTGGTTTCTCAGATGTATAATGATTTCAAAGATTATTCATCAAAAAACAAGTGGAATGTTGATAATAAATGTCATGTAATATATGCGGGGCAGGATAAAGTAACAGAGAAAAAGGTAGTAATATCTACATGGCAAAGTTTATATAAAATGTCTGAAAAACACTTTTCTCAATATGGAGCAATATTTGGTGATGAATGCCATTTATTCAAATCTA